AGACATATGCATCAAAAACTTTGTAGTATCTAATAATGAAACATTGTTAATAAGTCTGGATTCTATGTATATAACCTGTGTCTCGCTCCATTCTGGATATAGATAATGAACGCACTCATGATAAGCTGTGCGTATAAATTCCTTTCTATGATCAAATTCCAGAACATCTTGTTCATAATCACATATACCATGACACTCCCTCATCTTTCTAAAAAGAAAGAATTCGGGAGGTTTTCTCTTTACAAGTCTTAGACACTGGTTATATATGGATTGCAGGTCTTTTTTGGTACATTTTTCCATATACTATAATTATAGACAAAGGATAATACTTGTAAAGTACATTTTCGTAACATAAATTGTTCTTGCAAAGAACTATTGTTGATCTATAATGTAGGCATGTTTTCACTAAGCAAATCAAAAATTAACATTCCATTCAAGAATGAGGAAGTCAAAGATGTTTCTTTTTATAATGTCATCAATGACAATGAGTTTCCTGTAAGAAAATATATCCAGCATACATATAATTGCTGCCCCACTTTTCTTTATTTTGATGATGATTTCAGTGGAGATGTTTTCACTTTTCTAAAGGAGAAAGGTAAACTTCTTTCTTTTACTTCGGTTGGTAAGCTATCATTTCTTAAACAAGATATCTATAAAGGTCTTAGGGGTGGTAATTTTTGGTTTTCTTATAAAGATGTTTATATTAGACTTTCTCTTAAAGATCAGCCAGATGATCAAGAAGTAGGATATAGTGGTAGTCTTGCACATCCTCCTAATGCTATGATGTTTTTATCAGAAACAGATGAGGATAAGGCTTATGAGAATACTGATAAAAAGATCTTTAATCTTACCATAGCAGCACCAGTAACTGTTCAAAAGTTTCCTGTTGAAGACTTTGAGAAATTTATTGTTAAAACTGTAAAGGGTAAGGTTCATATCTTTATTAAGAATCAGTATGGCGATTATGACTTTGAGCCTATTAGTGTCGATTCTAATCCTGATTTGGATCTTACTCTAAATTATGGTGAAGCATTTAATGAAATAAATGAAACCATGATTAATAGGCTAAACGAAAAGCCTAGTGGATTATATATGTTTCATGGTTCACCGGGAACTGGCAAGACCACTTATATCAAATACTTAACAAATAAAATTGATCGTGATTTTATCTATGTTCCTACAAATATGTTGGAATATTTCACAACCGATCCTAATAGTCTTTCTATTCTTCTTCGTAAACCAAATTCTATCCTTGTATTAGAAGATGCAGAAAAGGCAATCATGAAACGTGAAGATACTGGTGGTAATTCTCCTGTTTCTTCCTTGCTTAATCTTTCAGATGGTATCATGAGTGATATCATGAAGACTGCTATTATCCTAACATATAACTGCCCAAAACAGGATATTGATGAAGCTCTTCGTCGTAAGGGTAGACTTCAAATGGATTATGAGTTTGGTCTTCTTAAAAAGAATGATGCAATCAAGCTTGCACAGAGTCTAAACTTTCCACAAGAATTTATTGATGAGGAAATCAAAGAGGATATGTCTCTTGCTGATATCTATAATCTAAAAACAAAAGTTGATTTCCAAGAGAAGAAGGAAGAAAAGTCTGATCGTATTATTGGATTTGGTAAATGATAAATTTTAATCCTCCAAATCTACAGACTCTTGTAGAACTATATGATTCTTTTTCAGGTGTAAAATATTTCGATAAAGACCATACATATGAGATAAATGGCGAGAAAGCTATAACTTCTGTTTCTGGTCTTATCGGAAAATATGAAAAACCATTTGATTCTAAAAAGATAGCTGGAAATGTTGCCAGAAAAGAAGGTGTTTCTGTAGAAACAATTCTAGAAAGATGGGAATATGGTAAGAATTACTCATGCCATAAAGGTTCTGAATTTCATCTTTATGTTGAGAATTTCTTAGAAAGAAGATTCGCTCCTCTTGATAGAAAAGCAATAATAGATTTTATTAGTGGTAGTGCAGGATATCATAAAGAAGATTTAGAAAAATATTATCAAGAAATGGCTTTGCTTATTAAAAATTTTAAAAATTTTTATGAATGGTGGAAACAAGATCATATTCTAGTTAAGTCTGAATTTGTTGTTGGTGATGCAAAATCAAAAGTTTGTGGGACTATTGATAATCTTTCATATAACAAAAAAACTAATGAGTTTGCTTTGTTTGATTATAAGACTAATAAAAAGATTAATCGTAAAAATGATTATGGTGAAAGTTTATTAAAGCCTTTTAACCATATTCCAAAATGTGAACTTGCAAAGTATAGTCTTCAACTTTGGCTTTATAAATTAATTTTTGAAAGAAATTCATCTTTTCAAATTGGTGAATTGGGTATTGTTTGGGTTGCTGGTGAAGATGATTATGAATTAATCAAAGCAATTGATTATAGAAAAGAAGCTTCTCAAATGTTGGAAAGTGTTTGTTTATAATGGTAAATAACATTATGAATAAAACAAAAGATCAATTAATATTAGAAAGCCTTTACCAGAAAGTAATAGAAGAGGCTAAAAAGAAAATAAATCCTTGGGCTGTAGAAAAGGCTCTTGAAAAGAAAACTGGAAAAACTTTCAGTAAAGATAAGAAAGAAAGAGTTATAAAAGGTGTTAAGAAAAGTGCCAAGAAATATGGTAAAAAAATAACATCTGATAAAGTATCAAAAAAGAAATAAAAAAAAAATTTATTGAATTGTAATCATTCAAAGGTAAATATTTTTACAAGCATATGTCACTCATCAAACAATACATGTCAATACTCAACGAAGATAAGAGCTTCACATCATCTGGCGTAGCCGTTGATAACACAGGAGAACTTGAAGGTGCTGAAAAAGCAAAAGTAAGTTCTGCTCCTAAGAAATCCGGTCCAGAAGCTGTTGAAGTTGAGACTCCTGTTAAGGGACCACATTCAGAACAAGATTCTGATGCACTTCCAAAAGCAGTAAATGCAGAATCAAAGAATCCGTTTGATCTCCTCTACAACAAGATTTTAGCTGAAGAAGCTTTTGGTGATGAAGAGGGAGACACATTCAATTTTGAAGGTGAAGTAGAAGATCATGGAGATGAGGATCATGATGATTTTGAACATGATTTAGAATCACCAGAAGGTACAGAAGAGCACGAAGAAGGAGAAGAAGAAGGTCTTGAAGCCGTTCTCGATCACCTTAAGAATGCAGTAGCAACTCTTGAAAAGCTCGTATCTTCAGCTGAAGAAGATCTTGATGATGAGTCTGAAGAAGGTGAAATGGATGAAGACGGTCTTGATCTCGATTCAGAGGAAGAAGAAGCCGAAGAAGTTCCAGTTGCTGAAGAAGCAGTTGAGGCTGAATACGAAGGACATGCTCTCGTAGATCAGGAAAAGCTCGAAAAGGGTCTCAATAAGTCATCCAGTCAAACAGTAAAGGGTGCAGTACCTGTAACAAAGAAGAAAGCAGAAAACATCAAAGGCAAGAAAGCTGATGGAAAACCTGAAGAATTTAAGAATGAAGGCGGAATCGGTACACTCCAAGGCAAAAACAACAATGCTGGTGGAGTAACTGCTGGTAAGGGTCTCTTCGAACAATAATTAATAAATAAATAATCAAAGAAAATTCCGACACTTAATTGTGTCGGAATTTTTTTTATCCGGATAAGTATCTAAACATGGATAATTTTTCTACATTCTTTAATATAGCTAAAGAGAAAGCTACACCTAATACCAGAAAACACCACCAGAATTTAGCTCGTGGTACGGATAGAAAACATCAGAATCAAGTAGCAAGATGTTATGGTTATGAAGGAAAAAAAGACCATTCTTTAATAGATAATATAGTAAAAAATAAAAGAAACGGAAAGTGGAATATTAATGCTGTACAAGCACAAGAAATTCTAAACACATATGGAATAAAACACTTAGCTGATAAAAATTATTCAAAAGCTATTAATAGAACAGGTATAAACATAAATTACGATGCTAATACCAAATTATTTTCTTTAAATAGAAATGTAAAATAATATGGAGAATCTGAGGTATTTAAATAAAGGAATAAACCAAGACGAAAGACAAAATTTTTCTAATTGGTGGTTAGAACAAATAAACATATATGGTCAAGAAGTTGTTTATTATTCTAATACTATAACACTTTCTGCCTCTAATTTTTTATATGGAGAACAACCTGATGCTGGATTTACTTCAGGTAATAATTTGATAGTTTTATTAAATTTAAATAATGATAGTTTACTTTTATCTAAATTTGGTATTGTAGCAGATAGTGATGTTGTTGGTGTTATTCATCCAACTTCATATACTAATATTTTTGGATTAAAATCAGAACCAAAAGCAGGTGATGTAATGACACTTTCTGAGTATGGTGCAGATCGTTTGAATTATCCAAAAAGAGGACCAACGGTTTATCAATTAACAGAAGTAATTGATGAATTTCAAGGAAATCCTTTAGGTGGTCACTATGTTTGGTTCTTCAAGGCGAAACGCTATGACTATAGTTTTTCACCTAATGGTCCAACAGCAGGATTGGGTAATGTGGCTCTTGATGATAACGATAAAGCTAATCAAGCAAGTCTTAACAATTTTGATTATAATAATGACAACCCATGTGACAATACATCTGTCTATGGCAATTATTAAATAATTTCAGTTTCAAATTCGAAATTATTATCTTCATCAGAATAACAGATCTCAATATTATAATCTTGATGAAGGATTTTCTTCATTATGATATCTTGTGTTGATTCGATATAGTCACGAATAGCTTTTGGTTTATAAACTATATTTTCAGGAGAAACTCCTTTTTCTTCTGCTTTATCTGCAACAATGTTTACTGCTTCATATAATGCAATCCATTTGGCTAGATTGGAAGCTTCGTTGTTTGCATTATCCCACCAAGATAAGGTTTTTGTAGCTGTTTTGTTTTTCATAAGATTATACATTAGGGACTACTCCTCCTGCGGGATTAGGTGTAGGTGGTGCTAGATTAATATCTATCGGTTCAGTAGTTCTAGCTACTGTGAAGTTGATATTAACCACACTCTTCTTTTGACACTTTTCACATACAAATTCAACACGTTCATTTTCATCAGGAATGAAGGTGATCACATTAGGTTTCTTACAATATGCACATTCTAGGAGACTAGAAAGTTGCTCAAGTTTATCCAATTCTTTTTGCCTAGTAATCTGTGTGAAATAATTGCTAATAGCAGTACCAATAAAACTAAACAAAATATATTGAATACTAACTGCAATTAAAAAAGCAGCAATAAAATTGCCATGAAACATCCACACCGAAAGAGAAATCAAAACAGATGTTATTAATACTGTAGATGTAGATTTTAAGAATAAGATAAAGCTCTGATTTATTTTCATTAGAGCATTATATAACCATTTGAATCAAATGGCAAGAAGAAATTAAGGTTCTTGTTCTGGAGTCTGTGGAGGGAGTTCTTCTGCTAAATTTGCAATCATTAGGACTGAAGCACCTACTCTTTCGATATTTTTAAGAGAAGAATTAATAGCCTTTACCATTTTTTTAATAACTTCTTTTTGTTTAACATTCAATGAAGGATTCTCATCCACACATCTTTGCATCTTTTTAACTGCTGCAACAAGATAAACAAAACTATCACTAAGATCATCCGTTACTGTATTTAAAGGCCAAGGTATAGATGGTGTATTTTGAGGGCCGGGAGCAGTTGGAGGAAATACAGGAGGTGATCCTGCTTGATAAGGAAAAGAATAACCATCGGAACTACTATATGGTTGATAATCTTTGCGTGGCATTTCACTTGTGCCACCATATTGACGATTATTCCATAATCCATCTAAAGATTCTTCGATGGTTTTCTTAAAATCCATATCAATTAACTTTTCCCATTTTTACTAAATTACCACAACGACTACAAACCCATCTACAAATATTTTCTAATTGTTTTGTATATGGATTCTGTATTTGTGTTACCTGACCTTGTACACTAGCTCCACAAAATGTACAACCGATAGGTTTGTTTGTTACTGTATTTGGATTCATACGTTTATTTACTTACCTTCACTAGGATTCCAAGTTTTTTTTTCAGAACTAGAAGTTGATAAATCCTTGTGTTGGTTTTCTTTATGATGTTGTTGTTTATTTGCTTCTTCTTGTTGTTTAAGAAGCTGAAGTTCCTTAAATTTATGAGTAATAAACTTACAGAGTTCAGAACGAACAATGTCTTCTTCTCCAAGTTCCATACAAAAGATACCATGTTCTTTTGCTTCATCATTATTGAATAAATCAAAAACGGCATTAAATCCTGATTTGCCTTGTGGAAGATCACTCTGTTCTGGATCACCACAAAGGAATACCTTTGAGAATTCACCAATACGACTCATGAGTGTGTGTATCTCTCTTCTTGAAAAATTCTGCACTTCATCAGCACATACAAACTTTGCAGAGAAATGGAGACCTCTAGCAAAGTTAATAGGACAAATTGTTAAACGATTGTCCTTTTCAAGTCTGTCCAATTGTGGTTTACAGAGAAGCTCTTCAAACTTGTCATGGAAAGGTGTTAAATAAACATTAAACTTTTCAGCAATATCACCGGGCAAAAAGCCAAGCTTTGAATCTGATGACTCAACTGCTGATCTTACAAGAACAAGATCGGAGATTCTTCTCATATTAAGAAGACTCAGACCACAGTACATTGCAAGAGTTGTCTTGGATGTTCCTGCTGGACCTTTAAGTAAAAGAACCTTTGTTCCTTTATCCAAAAATCTAGCGATAATTTCCTTCTGTTTATCAGTCCAAGGTAGCTGTTTGATTGTTAAATCAAACGAGATTTTATCTCTTTGAAAGACATATGGCGAGTTATCTTTTTTATCTCCACCTTCACATGGTACATTAGTTTCGTGAACGGTTCTTCCAGATTGTTTTCTATCAGAACCCTTTTTGGGGCGCAATTTTTTGCTCATGAATTTTTACACTTTATATTAAATTAAAGTTGTAACAATACTTAGTATGACTTTGGTTGATTCATAGGATTATACTGAGTAGCATTTGG